GGAAATCGAAAGCGGGGCTGAGGCCGCCGTAGAAAGAACATTTGTAGACTTGAACTGTGTTGTTCCATTGGAGCGCATACATGGCTTGGAATTCGTGCAATTGGCTATGAATGTCGGCATTGCTGCTGTCGTGGTCTGAACTACATCGCATGTCCCAGAGCATAGTGCCCCGGTTTTTTCATAAACCGTGGTAACCAGGCAGGCGCTACCTGCGGTGGCACAATTGTCAGAGCCGCGTGTAAGGCCGGTCAAATCAAGATCACCGGCGGTTGTTGTGTTTTGATCAGAACAGTTTGTTCCAAGATGATCGCAAAGTTTTATGGATTTGGTGACAGTCGTTGCATTGCTATAGGCCCGCAATCCATACCAGACCTTGGCACCAGAAATTACATCTCCTGGACCAGTATAGGCAGCAGGCGTGACGGCAGGCTTATGATCACCAATGATCCCCATCATCATGGATGCCATGATGAGGTGGGCCGATGCCGTCATGACCATCGTGCCGCCGATATACCATTTATGCTTGACTAGAAACGCCGCCGCAGCAACGCCACCAAGAAGGGCAGTCTTGCCAAAAGATTTTGTAAGCTTGCCAGCCCTGTAACCAACAAGCTCGCCTTTTGATTGGGGAATGTCTGCAGTAATGCGCGGGCCTGTGGGACGCTCCACAGTAATTGTTTTATGGTCCTGATCCATGTCATCAGCTTGTCTTGGAGACATAAAGCACCGTCACCACCACCGTCAGGCCGCCTGTGCCCAATGTTGCGGTCCAGTTTGTGTTGGTTGCAGCAGAGGGAATGCCATCAACGGACGGAAGCATGAAGCCGCGTGTATCGCCCGCTGGCAGGTAGAATTCCGCCTTGGTGGTGCCAGCCGTTACATCTTTGAGAAGAAAGGTTGAGGCTGTCGCGGATGTGTTAGCAAGGATCAATCCGTAGATATCGTGGAATTGGCCAGCCGAAGCCGTACAGACAACAGTTTCTGTTGATGTTGCGACTGACACCACATTCTGAATCTTGATCGTTCTGCCAAACGTGATTGGTGTCTGGTCCGAGGCAATTGCCACCGGAGCAGATGTGGCCATCGCAGCTTGGCCATTGGCATTCAATCCGTTTGGCGATATCGCAACAACCGCCGCGCCCATGCCAGCCGTGGCCGTCGAGGTAGTCACCATCATCTTGGTGGCCAGGTCAGAGCCAAGAATGGGAACACCATTGGTGGCTAAGCCAGTCAGCGTTAGCGCCGTACCTGTTCCCAGGACCGGAACACCCGCCGTTACGCCAACTGCAAAAAGGTCAGCCATGTTGTCAGTATCCTAGCCATACATAGTTGTTATGGGCGTTGCCCGATGTATTGATGATGGTAATAGACCATTCACCAGTGATGTTCTGGATTGCTGTGGAAATTGTGATGATAAGTGCCATCAGAATCCCATGAAGTAGTAGGTCGGCACATAGCCGCCTGGAGGATTGCTGGTGCTGAAGGTGGATGATGCGGCCACGTTCGACGTGCCACCGGAACTGATCTGGACGAAATAGGCAAAGTAGGCGGTTGAAGCAGTCAACCCTGTTGCACTGGCCAGGAATGGAGAAACCGTAACCGTCCCATTTCCTGATGCTGCACCTGGCGCACCGGTAGAATCATTGCCGAAAACAATCTGCGCGGCACTTGGTGGTGTTCCATTGGTAGAAACCACCCAGAACATTGTGCCATTAGTAACTGTGGTAGCAACCGACAAGTCAGCAGTGGTTGTACTTGTGCCTGTGCCTGTTGCCGATGATAGAACCGCTGCAGCCGGTGGGCCGCCGCCGCCCTTCGACGCCTTCTCCACGGGCATGATCATGCTCATGCCCATCAAAGCCAGCGTGAAGGTAGAAAGGCTCATTCGCCCTCGCCAACAGTAAAGTAAACGGTCGCTACGTCCGCTGCCGTGATGACTGCCGCCGCTACATCCGTGAATGGATTGCGGGTCACACCGACTGTTTCACCGATGCCGATGGGCATCCCGCCCGTGGTTGTGGCGGCAACCGATGCAGTACCAATCGCCACATAGGCTGTATTGGTGCCCGAGACGTTCTTGATGCGGACAGAGTTACCAGCACCGGTTGTTAGCGTGACCCTGATGGACGCTCCCGATGTAGCAGCAACGCTCACCGTGCCATTCCAGGCGGGTGTAAAGAGGTTAATCGCCATGTTTTGGTTCCTTGGCCTGTTTCATCTTAGCTTTATGTTGTTCGTCTAGCAATTCCAGCTTGCGAGCGTGTTCTACACCGCCAACATGGAGTTCGCGTGCTGCCTCAATATGACCCTGTGCCCGTTCCTGCATGTCATCAGCGGCATCCAATTGTGCCGTTCTGATTTGTGCCATGGCTTTGATTTGCTCAATTTGCATATCCATCGCCTTGAGGCGCATTTCCATTTGCTTGTTCTGCGCTTCCGATTGGGCCTCGACCTGTTGGGCGCGCACATCGGCCTGCGCCTGTAGTTTGGCGACTTCCGCCTTGATGGTTTCAGCTTGTACCTTTGGATCGACTTTGGCTTGCGGATTGGCCGCCTGTGCCTTGGCGTCCTGCTCTGCCTTTTCGCAGAAGTCCTCAATGGCACTTTCAAGGTCACGCCCGACCCGGAATCCCCGCACCGCAAACTGCAGCATTTTGGCAGCCAGGGGCGCAAACTCAGGGACGCTCATGGTCACCTGCGCGCCGGTTTCAATAAACTTTGTCACCCCTTCGATGAACTCGACCCGCAAGGCTTTTTCTTCCGCCGCATCGCCCTGGACGGTTGAATCTGTCTCAATATCGATACGGAAACCGCGTAGCTTGTCGTTCTGCAATAACTGCAAGGCATCAGCGATCAACTGGAACTTGCGTAATTGCTTGCTTTCAGGGCTTTCCGGCCCCTGCACAATAGACGGCGGTGCCAGTTGGGAACCGTTCATGCCCTGTGGAGGTTGAGGCCCCGATGGAATACCTGAGGGGGGCTGAGGCATACCCATCGGGGGTGCTTGAGGCGGGAGGGGTGCCCCAGGCATTGGTGGCGCGCCCATCGGAGGACCACCATTATGGCCCATCATCGGTGGCGGGAACTGGTTGGCGATTTGGGGCTTTAAGTCGGGCGGGTCCATGCCCTCATCATATAAAGCACCGGAAACCTGTATCAGCGTCTTGGGGTCAAAATGCTCCGATATGATTTCACCCATGATCGAGATGATATCACGGCAGAACCTGGCCATATCGTCCTGGCGAGCCTGCAGGCGACCGGTGCCGTTGTTCTGTTTAAGCCGCTGGGCACCCATGGTTTCGCGGGCATCGCTTGTACCGCGCATAATGTCCCAAATACCGGTGGTGCGATCCAAATCCTCAATAATCTTGGCCCTGACTTCGATCAGTATTTGCAGGGTTTTCCCGATATCCTCTAGCGGGATAAAGTCTATGACGCCTTTCAACCCTCCTTTCTCGGCAAACATTGCCCACGAATCAACGGGGATCAGGTCTGGTTCTTTGCCTTCCTCGAAAATCCGCTTAACACCCTGTGCAGAGGCATCATAGACACCGCGAACCTGCAACGCGGACGTTAATACGTCGATACGCTTGGTTAAGTTATCAATCTGGGAATACTGGTCCTGGCTCTCCACATAATCCGGAACCGGGATCATAGTATCGTTTGTGGTAGTGGCGTGGAGGGCTGGCGGGCATGGGAAGAAGCCCTCAAGGTTTAGAGGGTCATCGTTCTCCTCAAGGATATCGTCATATTCCTTGGCGATGAAGTAGACTTTGCGGGTTGGCTTCCACCAGATTTCATAGACGGTGGCCTGCATTCCGTCCTTGCCCTGGACCAATCCTGCAGAACCTTCATCTGGGATCGGCTTTGGCACGTGGTCCAATGGGACTTTCTTACCCTTGGCCCCGAACCGTTCCTTCAGGTCATCGCGGCTCATATAGATACGGCGAGCCTTGCCCTCGATTTCTTCCTCGGTACGCACCCTGGGCGGAAACTGGTAGTAGTCCTGCCAATGAACGTAGGACACATCCAGGCTTTCGCGCAGGATTTCCCGTTCTACCTGGTCCTCATCTTCCTCGCGCTTGGCCTCTAGCTGTCCGCCCGATCCTTCGTCATAGATTTCATCATTTCCAGTATTTTCAGGACTGATGGGTTCGCCGAATTGTGGGTTGTACCTGACCCAAACTTGGCCCCGGCCCACCAGCAGGTAGTCATCCCGGCATCGCCTGACTGCGCTGTCATATCCGCACATGCCGATTTCATATCGTAATGCACGTTCAAGGATGGTTGCGGCTACGCGGCCTGTCGTGTCCTTGTCCAGAAATCGTCGCTCGCAGATTGCCTGAGGTACTTTTGAATAAATAGCCGGTTTAAGGATTTCAACGTTTGACCAGAACAGGTTGAGGTTCTTTCTCTCGTCATCGATGGTTTTGCGTTCATCCCGATACCTCTGCGATATGCGTTCGCACCGCTTGTGCCAGCGGTTGTATTCTTCCTCAACCTGCTTGATCTGGGTTTTCCAGTGGGTGGCGAGTTTGAGATTGGCGAGGTTAGGTCTTGCCATTGTCCTCAACCAATCGAGCAAAGAGGGTGTTATGTTTCTTCATATTCTCAATACATTCATCACTTTTCAGATATTTCTCTAACCCAGGCTTCAGGATTTCCATAAGCCGCAACTCAGCCGCCATTCGTTCAAAGCAATCCATTACTGCGGTGCTTTCGCCTTCACAAAGCTGATCAGTTCATCAATCTTGGCGTGCAATGTGCTAAGGCCATAATGATAAATGGCAATGCCAAGGACTGCGCCCACCACCCCACCAACCAGAAACGCTTCAAATGCATTCATTTATGTTCCTCCTATGCCGATTCATAAACGCCGCTTAAAAACAAATTGGCACCGTCTGCGCCTGGGTAAGTATTGTCATAATTTAAGATGAAAATAGATCCGCCAACTATTATTCCCTGAAGCATTTTTCCAGTAGCGATGTTTTCTCGGCCAGAAATAACGCAAGTAGAGCCTCCCGTAAAAGGAAGTGTTGCGTTCACCGACACCGCGCCACTTCCATTTGTTGTTATTGTTATTGCCATTTGCAGAAATATTGTTTTCCCAAGCTGTTTATATCTACCCGTGGCGCTTTTTGTTGTAATCGTCCCGGAGCCAGCCGTTATTGTCGGCGTATATGCCGTCCATGCGTTGTTATCGATAGTAACCCCGTTATAAGTACCACCGATTGTAATACTGCCGGTAATCGTAAAGTTTGACACCTAGACCCGTTCTGTTTTCCGTTTGGGTTGATGCTCCCATAGATCGTTCAATGTCACCTGATTATGCGGCCCAACACCTAGAATGCGCGTGGCCGGTCCTTTATCCAGTTGCCGCACATAAGGACGGCTCATGCAGGCGTAGCGGATTTCATCGGGGGCGTGATCCTCACTCTCCGAGTCCACATCCTCCGGCTTGTCCCGGTCGTGCTGCAATGCAGGAAGCGTCCTGATGCTATCGCGGCACGTTGAGAAAAAATACATCATTGGCCGTCCATCGTCGCCGATGAGGCGAGCACGCACCTGGTCCCATCCGCCCATGGCCCCGCGCTGGGAAATGCGGGCGTTGTCGGCCCGCCGAAATAATATCCCTGATGCTCTAAAGATACGTTCAGCAATGCTCGGGCCACCGTCCTCGGCAAAGGCAGCAGGGTCGAGGACTCCGTAGGTAATGTTCGTCTTACCTTCAAGATCGCGCGCTTCCGCCGCTTGCCCACTTGTTTCACGTTGAACAATTCCAAGACCTACTTCCTCTGCGGTAAGTTTAAGACCGGTGTTGGCGTTTTGGCCCTGAGCCTGCCCGTACCACTCTCGATATCGTACAATCGCGCCGCGTGGGATAACACGCGAAGATAGCGTGTAATCGTCGGTAGCGACTGCCCACCATCCAACAGAAAAGGGCCTTGCGCTTCCCCAGTCTGCTGAACGGAATCGAAGCCAATTTCCAGGTATGCTGAAGGGCGGAATAACATGTCGGCTTTCCGAGAACTCGGGAAAGAACGCACCCTCTATTACGCTCCACTCCCCCTCAAGCCACGCCCTAACCAACTGAGAATTGCCAACCATCTGCAGATTGGCAACGTAATCTGTACCAAGATATCTATTATCTTGCAACTTTGATGGAATGAATACACGATCCCGCGTTACAATCTCATTCGTCCATGGGTTTTTGAATTCAGAGTTGGTGATTTTCCAGCCGAGTGGCGCACCGTCTATGTACCTGGCCCGCACCCACTGATGACCAGGGCCGCCCGGATTGCCTGTAGCCCTAAAGCCGACAGGAACACCGTGAGCAGACCTAAGAGTAGCCATGAGCTTAAAGATAGGAGCACTATTAGCGAAAGTGCCGATTTCCTCGACATAGAGGCGGGTATATGAATGCCCCTGATACTGCTCGGCATCGGCATCCCTTTCCAGATACGCAAAGCGTAGCCGTGAACCGTTGGGAAAGCGCCAGTACTTGTCCTGTTCGTGAAAC